CCTGAAGAACCCCGAGAAAGGCAAAGCCCACGAAGAAGGCCGTCAGGTCTCCATCACGGACCTGCGTGGCTCTGGGTCTCTGCGTCAACTCAGCGACACCATCATAGCCATGGAGCGAAACCAGCAAGGGGACTTCCCCAACGTGGTCACGATCCGGGTCTTGAAGTGCCGCTTCACTGGGGACACTGGCGTAGCTGGTTACCTCATTTACAACAAAGAAACTGGATGGCTCGACGAAACGCCTGACGGCTGGACACCTGAAGGTGAGACCGGCTGGGTAGGCGAAGAGGAAGAGCCAGCAACCACTAACGACTTTTAAGGAGACTCACATGACCATTATCAAACTGTACAAATTCGCCCTGGTGAAACTGGCTGCTGCTCTGAAAGCTGCGGCGGGCAAGCAAGCCCACGAGCATCAAAAGCAGCTCACCTTTGCTCGCAATGCACAGACTGCCGCTGAGGCTGCTCTTGCCGCGTCCAACAAGCTGGCCGAAGAGGCCCGCAAAGTTTCCGCTCTGATCTAAGAGTGACTCAAGGGTCTCCGTTCTGGGGACCCTTCGTTCAACCTTAATTCAAACACCCAACCCGTCACCAATTCCTTTGGAGGATTCACTGTGGACAATCAAAAAGTACGAGCACACCTGCGTAAAGGTGAACTGGCTGTAACGCTGCTGGAATCGCTGGGCTATCGCTATGAACAAGAAGCGGGCGCGCCAACCTTCTGGGTTGCCCCAGCTAAGAGCGAGTTGGAGCTGTTCAAGGAGCAGGTTCAAGAACTCCTTACGCCGCCTCAAGAACGCAAAAGCCCGATACGTGATGGTGCTCACTTTCATGTGATCGCTCTGCCAGCGGGGCATTACCTGCACGCATACATGTACCGCCGCATGGTCTTCACGGTGGTGTCCTCGGAGTGGATCGTTGAGGGCTCTGAAAAGTCCAAGAGGCTGAAAGGCTTCACGGGTTGGGCTGTTCATTTTGAAGTGCCCGCCCAAGGTGGTCGGCAAGGCCTATGGCTACCCCTGAGCTGCATCAAGGTGAAGCCTGATGCTGACTTCTGACATCGAAACGGATGGTCTGTTAGAGGATGTCAGCAAGTTCCACTGTGGTGTCAGCAAGGATTACTTCACAGGCGAGGTCTTCGAGTACGGCCCTAACGACCTCAAGGCGTATATCGCGCAACTTGAAGCCGAAGCAGCAAAGCCTGATGGTCTCCTCGTGTTCCACAACGGGATCAAGTACGACATACCAGTCCTCGACAAGCTGAAGCGCCAATACTTCGGCAAGCGCCTGAACATCCCCCGCAAGAAAGTCATGGACACCCTTGTCCTGTCCCGCCTGATTCACGCAAACCTTCGAGACACAGACGGGGGCCTTCTCCGAACAGGGAAACTCCCCGGCAATCGCTTTGGCTCCCACGCGTTGGAAGCTTGGGGCTATCGACTGGGTGAGATGAAGGGCGAGTACACGACCGACTTCAAGGCTCAGTGTCTGGCCGATGGCACGACTTATGTGAAGGGTATGGAGTGGCTCAACTGGTCACAAGCCATGCAGGACTATTGCGTCCAGGACGTTGTAGTGACGACGAAGCTCGTAACAAAGCTGATGTCCGATCCGTACTACTTCCCGTCTGGTCTGGCTCCGAATGGTAAGCATTGGATGCAATCCATCCGTGCAGTTCACCTTGAGCATGACACCGCATGGGCCTTGGCTCAGATGGAGCGCAATGGCTTCCCGTTCGACTCTGACGGGGCCGAGCGGCTCTATGCGGACCTTGCAGGGCAACGCTCTGACCTCTTGGTCAAGCTCATCCAGACGTTCGGCTCTTGGTATCAACCCAAGGGCGGAACCGAGCTATTCATCAATCCGAAGAACGGCAAGCCACTCGAAAAGTGGTCTGACGGTCGCCCTATGCCACGGGTCAAGTATCCGAAGGTCGGCGGCATATTCCTGAAGAACGGCAAGACGCGGGACACACGGGAAACCTTCGTGGGTGCTCCGTATACGCCGGTCGAGTTCGTCACGTTCAACCCTGCATCCGGTCAGCATCTCATCAAGGTCCTCAAAGAGGCCGGTTGGGAACCAACTGAGTTCACCGATAAGGGCGCCCCAAAGGTCGACGACGAGACCCTTGAAGGCGTAACCGTCGATGACCCCAACGCTCAGGCGTGCATCGCTCTGGTTCGTGACTACCTGATGATCCAAAAGAGAATCGGGATGTTGGCTGAGGGTGATAACGCTTGGATGCGTTTGGTCCATTCAGACGGCTCTATGCACGGTTCGATCAACCCTAACGGGGCAGTCACCGGGCGAGCCACTCACAGCTATCCGAACATGGGCCAAGTGCCCAGCGCAAAGAGTCCTTATGGGCCTGAATGTCGCGCTTTGTTTGGCGCCGTGTTCGCCCGTAAGAGATTTAAAGGCTGGGAAAACTGCGTCCAAGTTGGTGTTGACGCGAGTGGTCTTGAGCTGCGTTGCCTTGGTCACTTCGGTGCCAAGTATGACGAAGGCGCTTATGCCGATCAGGTCCTTAACGGTGACGTTCATTGGGCCAACGGTGTGGCTGCTGGTATCTGTCAGGCACTCGTTAGGGACAAGGCGAACCACGAGCACGACCGATGGCGCGACATGGCCAAGACGTTCATCTATGCGTTCCTCTATGGAGCTGGTGACGCCAAGATCGGGTCAATCGTTGGCGGCGGGGCGAAGCGTGGCAAGGAGCTGAAGAAAGCCTTCTTGGAAGGTACGCCGGTCATTAAGTCCCTGCGTGAAGCCCTTGAGGGCAGCCTGATCGCTGACCAAAAGTGGAACCAAGCACTCAAGAAGTTTGACATCAAGTGGAAGCGCCGTTGGATCAAAGGCCTTGATGGCCGAAAGATTCACGTCCGTTCGCCTCACTCAGCACTCAACACGCTGCTCCAGTCTGCCGGTGCGCTCATCTGCAAGGCGTGGGTAGTGGAAACCGAAAGGCTCCTCATGGAAGACCACGGCCTTGTCCACGGATGGGACGGCGACTTCTGCTTCATGGCGTGGGTCCACGACGAACTCCAAATTGCAGCTCGCACCCAAGCGATTGGGGAAATCTGCGTGGCCGCTGCACAACAAGCCATTCGCAACGTAGGCGAGTCCTTCGAGTTCCGCTGTGTCCTCGATACAGAAGGGAAGATCGGGCCGACTTGGCGCGAATGTCACTAAGAAATCAATCAGGCCCTTCGGGGCCTTCTTTATGGAGGCCATATGGCAATCACTCTGAATCTACAACACACCTTCACCACTCGCGTCGTTTACTCAACTGAACAAGTCGCCGAGTTGCGCGCTGAGCTGGAATCCAACGTGAAAACCGGCAAGGAATACATCACGCACATCAAGGACCCGAAGAAGAAGGCTACGGCCAAGGCTGGCCTGAAGCTGCTCGATATGGCGCTGTCGATGGATGATGAGGGACTTGTCCTGTTCCTCACTCGCGAAGCATTTAAGAACGGCCTCCGTGAAGACCTGATCCGCGAAACCAAAGAACTCAATGTGACCCGTTTAGGGCCGGTGCAAACCACCATGCTGGCCGACTGTTCCAAGTGCATCCACAACGAAACGTGCATCAAGGTTGCTCGTGCGGGCTGCACGCCTGTCGAACCTCAAGTGGTGGCCTGATGGGTGAATACATTCGGATGCTTTACGCCATCAAAAAGGAAGCCCGCACCTTTCAATCTGACTTCTACCGCAAGAACGCTCACGGGGTCTCCGAAGCTGCCTCCCGAGGTCATATTTCTTGTGTGTCTACTGACGGCCGCAACATGGGCGTTTGGTCGCTGACGACAGCTGGTCAACTGTTCCTCCAAGAACATGGAGGTGCCGTATGACGGCTCGTATCGGCGTAGCGCTGGACATGGACTACTTGATCTTCTCTGCGATGTCCGGAAGTGAAACTGAGATGGATTGGGGGAACGACATTTGGACCCTCGAATGCGACCACGCGAAAGCTCGGGGCATTCTCGGGGGGACCGTTAAGTCGATCCTCGCGGACATCGAAGCGGACATCCGCAAGAAGAACAAGAAGCCCTTTGAGATGGTCCCGCTGTGCATCATCTCGGGTGACAACAACTTCCGTAAGGAGGTCTTGCCGACCTACAAGGCGAACCGTAAGGGCAAGCGTAAGCCAGTAGGCTACCCGGACTTCGTTGAGTCCTGCATGCAGCATTACGGAGACCGTTCGTATCGCTGGGATGGCGTGGAAGGTGATGACGTGTGCGGCATTTTGATGACCAATCCCGCTCTCGCTGACTGCACCGTTGTGGTCTCTGCGAGCTGCGACAAGGACTTCAAGACGGTGCCAGGCATGTTCATGCACCTGACTCCTTACAAGCTACTCAGGACCACCGAGCAGGAAGCTGACCGCTATCACATGTATCAGACATTGATTGGTGACGTGACTGACGGCTACTCAGGTATCCCCAGTGTGGGCCCGGTGGCTGCTGAAGAGTTTTTGGACTCGCCACAGTTCTTCTATCAGACCTCCAAGGTGATGAAGTCTGGGCCGAACAAGGGCAAGGAGGTCGAGTTCTGGGCGTCCCGTGAGCCGACCGAAGAGGAGACGTTGTGGGACTGCATGGTCTCACTGGCTGCCTCCAAAGGAATGACTGAAGCGGAGCTTTTGCAGCAGGCCCAAGTCGCTCGGATTCTCCGTTGGTCCGACTGGGACCATGAGGCCAAGAGTCCAATCCTATGGAAACCGTAAAGGGCATCTGCTCGCTAATTACGCTGAGCATTCTCGTCGCTGCCGTCGTCTGGCCGTAGCTTTAAAACCCCCCACTATAACCATTGGAGACTAAAAGTTTCTTCTCCTTAAAGGGACCTTTTCGTCTCCAGTAAATGGAGGTGCGATTGTTAAACGATATTCAAGCGGTAATCAGTGATCCTGAAAACATCCCTGATATTCCCAACGCTTCAGCGCAATACCTCAACGTCCGCTGCAACGCTTCCTATCTGGTTCGCACTGGTGCCCTCGACGATCTTCGTAGAGCTGGGTTCTCAGAGGCGTACATCCTCGGTTTCATCGACGGACTCAACTCTGTCACGGAGCTTATCGAACTGATGCAGGAGCAGCGGAACACCCCAACCGATGACGATTGATAGGAGGCCACTATGTGCTTCAGCAGCAAAGCCAAACAGCAAAAAGTTGACCCAGCGACCATCGCCGCCCCGGCTCCCGTAATGGAAGAAGCCCCTAAGGGGGTCGAGTTCGGTGACGACAGTAATAGCGATGGGTCGGACACCCCGGATGACATCAAGGACTTGAAGATCAAGAAAGAAGAAAAAGGCGATGGAACGCAATCGGCATCGGTCGCAACGGACACAGGAATCACAGCCAAGAAGAAGACCCCAAATGCGTCGATTAAACGCGCCCTTAAACGATAGTTAGCAAGGAGGACCTATGGGTTTTTTTAAGAAAGCATTCAAGAACGTCACCAAAACAATCAGCAAGGCCGGTGGTGATCCTGCTGGCTTGTTTGGCGGTGGCGACGACGAGAAGCCAAAAGAAGAGGCGCCAGTAGCTGCTGCTGCGGTGGCCGCCCCGGCCCCTGCTGCGGCTGCACAGGTTGAAGCCCCGAAGGAGGACACAACGACCGAGGATGATAGCGATAGCGAAGCTGCAAAGCGCGCCGCGAAAGCCAAAGGTAAACGTGGTCTGTCAGTGGCTCGCAGCTCGGGGACCGGTCTGAACATCTGAAAGGAGGTCGCATATGGCCTCAACGGCTCGCACAGGGCTTGGAGAGGAATCGGCCAAAGCAGTCTATGACCGCCTAAAGAATGACCGTGTTCCCTACGAGACCCGCGCTGAAAACTGCGCAAAAGTAACAATCCCTTCGCTGTTCCCTAAATCCTCTGACAACGCCTCGACTGACTACACGACTCCGTGGCAGGCAGTGGGTGCCCGTGGATTGAACAACCTGTCCGCCAAGGTGATGCTCGCTCTGTTCCCGCTGCAAAGCTGGATGAAGCTGAAGGTTTCCGAGTGGCAGGCCAAGCAGTTGGTCTCTGACCCTGAACAGCTCGCCATCGTGGACCAAGGCTTGGGCATGGTCGAGCGAATCATGATGTCCTTCATGGAGGCGAACAGCTACCGCGTTACGCTCTTTGAGCTGATCCGACAGTTGGCCCTTGCTGGTAACGGATGTCTTCACCTACCACAGCCTGATGCCAGCTCTACTGGATACAACCCGATGAAGCTGTATCCACTCAGCTCCTACGTTGTCCAACGGGATTCCTTCGGGAACGTCTTGCAGATAATCACCCTGGACAAGGTGGCGTTCGCCGCTCTCCCTGAGGATGTCCGCAACGCAATCACTGACGGCGGAGACAAGAAGCCGGATGAACAGGTTGAGGTCTACACCCACGTCTACCTTGACGATGAGTCAGGGGACTTTCTGAGCTATCAGGAAGTGGATGGTGAGGAAGTGGAGGGCACTGATGGCCAATATCCACCAGATGCCGTTCCGTGGATCGCTGTACGTTGGACCAAGCGTGATGGTGAGAACTATGGCCGCTCGCACTGTGAGGAATACATAGGCGACTTGACGTCCCTTGAGAACCTCCATGAGTCGATGATTAAGTTCTCAATGATCGCCTCGAAGGTAGTTGGCTTGGTGAACCCTAATGGGATGACCCAAGTGCGCCGCCTGACCAAAGCTCAGACAGGTGACTTTGTTGCGGGGCGGAAGCAGGACATTGAATTCCTTCAGCTCGAAAAGACAGCAGACTTCTCAGTCGCTAAGTCCGTAGCTGACGCAATCGAAGGGCGCCTTGCCTATGTCTTCATGTTGAACTCAGCCGTGCAACGGTCGGGTGAGCGTGTGACCGCCGAAGAGATTCGGTATGTGGCAAGCGAGCTTGAGGACACCCTTGGTGGTGTCTATTCGATCCTCTCTCAGGAACTGCAATTACCACTGGTGCGCATCCTGCTCAATCAGCTTCAGGCTACCTCCCAAATCCCAGACATGCCCAAAGAGGCTGTTGAGCCGACTGTAAGCACTGGCTTGGAGGCGCTGGGCCGTGGTCAGGACCTTGATAAGTTGACTCAGTTCTTCAATGGCCTGCAAGCAATTGCACCGCTGATGCAGGACCCGGATATCAACATGAGCAACCTGAAGATCCGCCTTGCAAATGCGATTGGCATGGACACCGCTGGACTGCTGCTCACAGATGCCGACAAGGCCAAGAAGCAAGCCGAAGCGATGGTCGCTCAGGGTGGTCAAGCCGCTGCTGCTGGACTTGGTGCAGGTGCTGCCGCTCAGGCCACTGCAAGTCCCGAGAACATGAAAGCGGCGATGGATACCGCTGGCGTCCAAGCAGGCCCAATCGGCGCCTGACATAAACCCCCACTAAAAGCAGACCCACACGGAACCTTGGCGATTCGCTGAGATGACTCCGTGTGCCTGCTCATTTTCAATTCAGAAAGGAGACTCTATGCGACTCAACATGCTGGCCTTGGCTATCGGCCACGTTTACCAATCCGCCGATGTCTATGCGTCCTTCGGTGTGAACAGCGCCGTTATGTCGTCCAGCGACCCAATGGAACACGAGCAGAACATGCTTGAGCTGAACGTTGCAACCCGTGACGGCGATGCCTCGATTGACCTCGTGGACCCTGCTGACCTCTCTGAGGCAGAGCAGGAAGAGGAAACCGATCAAGGCGAAGAGGGTGGCGAAGGTGAATCTGAAGGTGACCTGGAGGAAGGCGGAGAGGGCGGAGAATTCAAGCCGCTCGGTGAGCCTGATGCAGAGCTGACCAAAGCCTCTCAGCAACTCGACGAGTACGCCTCGGGTTTTGATGAGATGCGCAATCAGGCCATTAAGGCCGGTCTCCCTGAGGCTGTGGCTTCCCGCATCGAAGCGGAATATGAAGCTGACGGCAAACTCTCGGATGATTCCTATGAGCAGCTCGCGAAGGCTGGCTATTCGGCTGGCTTCGTCAACTCGTTCCTTCAGGGTCAGGAAGCTGTCGCTGAGGCTTACATTACCAAGATCGTTGGTTACGCAGGCGGCAAAGAACAGTTTGACCGTGTCGTTGCGCACCTCAAAGCAAACTCCCCGAACTCTATGGACGCCCTTTATGACGCCATGGAGCGCCAAGACCTCAATACGGTTCGCACCGTTATCAATCTGGG